CTGCTGATACGCTTCCAGCGCCTTGTTATAAGCGTCGGTGTCTACCGTTGGCGTTTTTGTCCACGATACGGTTTGCGTTCCCGTAGGCGTGTAAATGTTGGGATTAGACATATACGCCGACTGTCTGGCGGCAGCCATATTGGCTTCACCCTGCTTAATCGCAAGGGTGGTGTAGTCAGGCGCTGGCGGCGGTGCCGGTGATTTTTTGCCCATACCGAGGCTCCAAGTATCGACACTTGTCGGGTGTCTGCGTCATCAAAACAATATCCCCAGAATCGTGCGCGGCTTCTTTAATTCGCGCTTCTTCCGAGAATCCCATCTTGCTGACCAATGCGAGCGCCCGGGTATGGTTGCTGCTGATTGGCCCTATTATCTTATCAACTCCTGCGACGTTGTACGCATAATCGTACACAGCCGCCATATAAGCCGGGGTGACCCGTTGCCAAGCAATGTGGCAAACAACGGATCGCCCGTTCCAATTCTCGTAAACCGTCCCCGCTACCAACTCCCCGTCACGCTCTAAACCAATAGCAACTGACCGAGAGGGATCAAACGCCCCTTCCGTCTGCGCCGTGACCCATGCCCCCACTTGAGGGCCGCTAACTATATTCCAGCCCATCCGAGTTGATACACGATGTCGGTTGATGCCCACTCAAGCGAAACGTTCTTGCTGCTGCTATTAAAGATGATGCCGCCGCAATAACCAATTCCGCTCAAACCTACGACTGTGTTGTTGGCAATGCTGTTGCTGCCCCAGATTGCTTGATCCCACAGACCTACGTCCCACAGGCCGTAATTCGTTGCCACAAATGACAGCGCACCGAGGAAGTCATCGGTCTGGAAATCCACCGCAATACCAACGCCGATGGTTGGCTGGCCGTTGCTGTAGGTCGTAACGCGCCCACGGGTGAAGTATTTGATAACGCCACGGGTGTCAAAGTAGTTAAACGCCTGCAATGCGCGGGTGTTGATGGCTTGGCTGTTGTCGTTGTAACCAGCTGATCCGGTTCCGGTTGTCCACGCTTTTGCTACATAGCCGTCAGAGCCGTAATAAGGCTCATCGTTTAGCAAAGCAAAGCAGTTGGCGTACCAGCCGGTAAACCGACACCACGCCTTCGTGATGTTGTTCATTACAAACTGCACTTGTGCGCCGGTTGACACCGGTACGTTAACCATCAAGGCATTGTTTAGCGGGTGATACAACATCCCCCAGCCAAAGTTGTTTTTGTAAGTGCGGGCAGCAACCGCAAACGCGCCCTGTATCTTGTCCGATAGAGCCACGTTGGGGTCAAGGCGCGACGATTGCAGCGCCGAGGCCATCGGAATAAGGCCATCTAGCGTCAAAACCAGCAAATCACCGCCGTATTTCAGCAAACAACGGCGGGAAATTGGCGCACCGATAACCCAGATGCCGATTAACGCCCATGTGGAGGCGCTAGAGGGGTCTGTGCCGCGATACACCAGCACTTCACCCTGATCGGTTACAAATACGAGGTTGTCATCTACACCGTAGCCCGCGTCAATCGTCCACGCGGCCATTGCCACCAAGTTGCCGCCAAGGTGGGCAACCGATGACAGGTCAAGCGCCTGTGCGGCACCGCCCACAGATGCTGTCGGCAAATACCATGCTTTTAGGGTGTCTTTCTCAATGAACCAAACGCGGCTTTTGAAAAGCGTTGGCTGGATTAGCTTGGTTACCGTAACGCCCGTGATAGCAGGCGTTGATGCCCCGTCAATTGGCGTCCATGATGAACCGTTGTACAGCAGCGGCTTATCAGCCCCGTTTGCGGCATACAGATAACTGCCGCCTGCCGTCGTAACGTTGGTGTATTCCCACCGGCTATTAGAAAGCCCGCTTACTACCGCAGCGCCAACAGGGCCAGCGGAGGTAACGTCAAAGATGCTACCGCCAACAACCGCAAACAACTTGTCCGTTGTTCCGGCGCTGTAGGTCAGCAGACTTTCAACCTGACCCGTCATTCCGGTGGCGTGTTTGTCGTAGCCGCCACGCAGCATCACGCTAGAAACGCCCGGAAACAGGTTATCCAACGTCACGGCATCCGTGGGAGCCATGTTCGCAAGCGCGTCGCGGGCGTTCCAACCCCCAACAGGGGGCGGGAGCGAGGCGACGTTAGCCTGCGTTCGCTGAATTAACCTGCGGCGCGTAGGGGACGCCATGCTTAACTATCCGTACCGTAGCCGCTGTCGGGGATGTTGTCGTAACCGATCAACACCGTACCCGGTCGCGGGGCAAAGGAGAGGTTAGCGGCTGCCGTATCCTGCGCAATGGCCGCCTCAAGCTCCATCAAGTAATCGCGGTATAGCGCGGTGGTGTCAAAACCCTTGGCCTCAAAATACTTTAGCTTGGTCGCCAGAACCATGACCCGATCTGGATAGATACAGGTGTCATTGTCTGCCGTCATGCTGTTTTGCACGATGCCAGAGGCGTTATATGCCCAGCCCTTGCTGCGGTACTCAAAGCCGAGCAGTTCGCCCGCGTTCATACCCGGCCAAATCTGGAAGTATTGGCCGAGCAAACGCCAACGGATACGCGGGCCGGTGCTGATGTAGCCCGACAACAACCATTCCCATTGCTGCGGTGACTCGGGGCCAAGCATTTCCCAACGCTTGCTCTTGTCCCAATGGGTGCGGTTGACCGTGCTGTAGTAATCCACCGGTAGGTCGTATTTAACCTTTTGGAAGATAACCTCACCGTTCACAACGGTCGCAGTCGGCTGGTAGTTAATATCGACGGTCGTAGCACCAACCGAGGTGATGTAAGTGGCGTTCGGGATGCCATTACCCTGCACCTGATAGGTCGTATCCAGCCCTGCCGTAGAGGCAAGGCCGGTAATAACCGCTACGCCATCAACCCACGATCCGGTTGCGGTGGTGGCTTCGGTGTAAAACGTATGTTGGCGGGTCAGTTCTCGCCAATCAGCACGACGTAACAACTCATATCCAACGGCGTTCATCAGCGCCAATAACTGCACCGTTTCTTGGCTTTGGTTGCCTGCCACGGTGCTTGGCGTCGGAATGCCTAACTCATTCGTGCATTGCTGAATGAGTTGAATCATCGTGCTGCCCATACTATGCCTCCGCTAACTCTTTCGGCGGCCTGCCACGGCGCTTCGGCTCGTCGGTGCGATCTGACAACAACGATGCCATCTGTGCCTGCAATGCCGCCAACTGTTTCTTGGTGTCCTCAAGCTCCGCGCTCGCCTCGCTGCGGTTCTTGCGGTTCAAGTACAAACGCGCCCGCTCACGCAAGCCAATACCGCCCATGCCTACGCGCTGAAGCTGGGCATCCGAGGCCAGCGCAAGCTGCTCCACGGTCACAAACTTAAGGATGTTCAACTCTGCAATCTGGTCGCGGTTGATTTCCTCGGGGGAGTCTTTGTTCCATTGCGAGAGCGGCGTACCCATCTGCTCTGCCGCACCCTCGTTCTGTTGAATCTGGTAATGAAGCCATTGACGCGGGAAACGCTCTTTGTGGTCGTCGCGCAACGGCTGGTCAAGGATATTGGTTTTGTCACCGGGTGCCATGATGCGAACGTAGGTTCTGCCTGCGTTTGCGCCCTCGTCGCGGGTGTAAAACTCAACGTGCAGTTGGGCGTCGGCGTTGTTGATGTCGCTATCTAATGGCATTGTCCTTGCTCCTGTGGGGATTACAGGTTGTTGACCTGTGTGATGGTACAAATGACCGATGGAATTGCGGGATAAACGCTTGTGGCGCTTGCCGCAAGTAAAACTACGTCTGCGTCATTACTCTCCCACATCAATTCTACATAATTGGTGGGTTCAAGTTGGATGACAAAATTCCATGCCGCCACCAACTCCGCAGCGGTGCCTTGTACGACAACCCTGCTAGTGGTGTTTGGCACATTGGTGCCGTTTTTGCGTAGCCAAATGTGGATAACTGCCGCTGCGCCAGAAGTTTTATCCAACTGCGCTGAAAATTGGACGTTGTAAACGCCCTGATTTGCCACAACGAGGCGCGAGGTGGGCGACCCAATGCTGACCCCATTTGCCGCGTCTGTGGTGTTAAACGTCATCGCGTAAGCGGTGTTGATGGACACAATGGTTTGCGTCGTAGTGTCCGAAAACGCACCGTAATGCAGGATGGGAACCGAGCGGCCAAAGCCCTGCAATTCCTCCCATAACGTATTGCTAACGGCAAAAAACATGGCCGAGCAGTCAGGGTTAATAATGCCGTAGCCGACGTTATTGATGCTGCTATTGGCGTCGTATGGGTAGACCGTCAACGGGTTTGCGCCCGTGTTTTTGATAATGACCGTCTCACCCATTTCGGTCGGCGGCAGTTTAACGCCAGCACCCGAGGCAACGGTGGTGACGTTGGTGTAAACGTAGGTAATGGCTGTTGCGTTACCGGCTGATGTGCCAGCGGCGGTCAGCGAGGCAACGCCGTCGCCGCAAATCGACACCGTGGATAGTTGGTTTACCCCGCTACCCAATACTCGGGAGGGGATCGCCATTAAGCGGCCTTGCGCTCGTTACGAACGCGCATGATTTCGGCAATTAAGCCGGGGCCACGCGCATCCACGGTGATGTCTCCCATCACATCAAACAGCTTTTGGAATTCGTTGGCCTGCTGGGCCATTGCCATGTTGCAGTTAAACTTGCGCCCCGTAGGGCCGCCTACAAATACGTCAATTGACGCACCGGCTTTGTCGCCCGTGAAGCGTTTTACGCCGTCAGCGCGGTTGCAGCTGTCGTACCCATACAGCGTAAAGTTGCGAAATCCAAGCAAATAACCAATGTTGACTGCTCGCAGTCCTGACGTAGTGCCGCCACCAACTGCTAATTTGCCACCGCCAATTGCGGTCATTTCTGGGCCTTCTGCCCATGAGTGCCATAACAGCACCTTGCGGCCCTTAAGGTAATCAAACGTAGACGGTGGGCAGCGTGAGGCGGGCATATATACCGTGTGGTCGTTAAGCCGCTGGATACCGTTTGTGCGGTCACGCGGGTCAAGGTTAATCCACAGGTCGGGGTTTACCCCGTTTTCTACTAGAAAGTCGTGTGCAGCCTTTACAGCCACAATCGGGCGACCGGCTCGGCGGTGCGCCTTAATTTCGTCAATGTAGTCGGGCATAGACCACCCGCTCGCCACCAATACGATGTTGCCATCGTGCTTGATGGGAGCGAGGGTCAGTTCTGGCAGACCACGGGACAGCGCAGAGCGGATGTTGGAGCAAAGCTCCTCTGCCGTGCCTGCCGCCTGTACCGTGATCTCCAGAGGCTTCATCAGAAGCCCACAACGCCCGTTGCAACGTGCGGGTAGCCCGCAACGCAGGTC